AGGGTCGTGTCTGCCCGACTGGATAAGATGGAACTTTCATGCGACGAGCCCCGGTTTAGCGATTGGCCTTGGAGTGAAGCGATACGGATTGTAAACGGAAGTTGATCCGCCAATCAACGATGGCGCGGCCTGAAAGAAGCCGCTAATCAGTGATCCTGTTCCGGCGAGTTTCGCCGCTTGCCCCTGTGCATCAAAATTTGCTGCGTCTGTCAGGTAATTGTATTTCTCAATCTCGCCAGCTTGGCGAATGTTGAGAGCATCCTTCCGCGCGAGTATTCGCGCAGTCCGTCGTGTCCGTTGTGCGCTCCCGCCAGTCAAGGTCAGGCCCGATGCGCTTTGCGCCGCTTCCTGTTGGCCGAGTAAGGCCAGCGCCGCAGCATCCTGTTCTTGCTGCTCGACCTGCGTCCGCTCGATCGCCCTCGCCGCATTTGACTTGGCAATCTTCTCATTCATATCGGCAACGGCAGCCTGATAGTTCGATGAGGCAAAGCCCATGATCCCTGAAAAGATTGAGCCAACTGCTCCAAGGACTGTGCCAACGCCACCAAGAAATGCCATTTTACAGCTCCGCCCGATAAAGTTCAAACTCACCAACACGTTCACCAACAGGCCTGAACCTGAAGAACTTCGCAAACCGCCTTGCCGTATATTCCTCGACCTTGATAAATGCTGTCAGGTTCATGCGCTGCTTTTGCGTGTAGATTTTCTTCAGTGCCTTCGCCACCGCGAAGTTGTGAATGTGCAGCCCGTGGCAAGGGAGGCACCAAATCCGATTGCCCCCACCAATCAGTGAAAGCGGAATAATCCCGACGATGAGGGACGGGATACCGTAGGCCCAAACCTCCCACTTTTGTGTCGAGTGTTTCAACACCCAATCGCTCAGTTCGAGGTCCGAAAGCATCTCTTGCTTCGCGCGGGGCAACAATGCTGCAATGCACCGTTCATCGATCTCTTTGACTTCTTTAATCAGGATCATCGCCGACCTCCGTGTCAGCCACAAAGCCCAACAGTGTCACCGGAAATGGCCCGTCCTGCACAATGTAGAATTGGCCATCGTCATTCCATTGGGGCTCAATGTGTACGTGTTGCATCCCAGTTTGCAATCGTGTCGGTTCGCCAAGCGGCTCAGTTGTCCGCTCCTTAACTTCATAAAGCTTATCAAGGGTGCGCCCACTTTTCAGCCCCCGCGAGTTCCAAACCCGCGCCGCCACTTTCATCACCCTCCGCCGTTTGTCATCCACAACGGACTGCGATGAGTTGATCGGCAACGACTTCATGACACAGGTGAACGGAAGCCCGACCGCGACCACAGTTGCTGGAACATCAAGAGTTACAGTTCCATCCACAACAATCTTATCTGTGTGGAGGTTGCCATCGGCGACGATCCGCACAGTCTCACCCTCAAGATGCCACAAGCCAGACACGGACGATACGAGTGTGTCAAGGGACCATGATCCCTCCAACATCGGTGCTGGAGTTGTAGTTTCAGGGATGAAGATAGTTACGTCGCTCGCAAGGCTAACTGTAACATGCTTGGTATCAATAAAGGCAGTAACAGTACCCTTAGCTCCACCGCCCCTAAAAATTTTGCCCACGTCGCCGATCACAAACGATGGTGAGTCTGTGTCAAGCGTCACCGTTCCGATGTAACCTGAGAGACGCGCTGTTGTGGAGGGAAAGTTCTGTGGCAGCGTCAATGAGTTGTCGAGGCAAACTATGTCCTCCAGTTCTTCAACGTCCCGCATAATGACACGCTCAAGTGTGAAGTGAGTATCACTATTCACAATGTTGGGCCGCTCCACCACGGCGTACACAACGTCCTCATTGCCCTCCTGCAACGAAACGACGTTGCGGAACCAGCCCTTAGTCGCCGCTTGAGTCCACGCAAAGACCTCTTGCTCCTTCACAACCGTTATGCACAGCATAAGCCCATCTTCGCGCACAGCAAAAACCATTTTGTGCGGCTCAGCGGCATAAGCCCATTCCACAATCTCCTTGTCGCGGCCAAGCAAATGCGAGCTAAGGATTGAAATGTCAGCCCCATTAAACGCCTTTGTTATGTCATTGTAGCTGAGCATACGAACGGTTCCGCCCTTCGCCTCGCAATATACGAGTTCCGCATCAATCTTCAACGGCGGAACAGCCGATACTCCGTTGAACGGATGCGGGTCGGACTGCGCGTCAGTGGCTGTCACTGACCCGCCACTAGAGCCATGCAAAAGCCAAATCCCCGCGCGCGTCATCACGATCAGGCCGATCCTCGTCGGGACCATATGGCGAATAAAGGCCACAATTTTTGAGTCGATCTCATGCTCGTAGGCATCGCCGTCGCTGGCGATCTCGGAGAAGTCGAAGTTGTCGAACTGGCCAGGGCGACTTCCTTGAATTACGAGTGGATCGTTGGGCGTCCCCGCAAACAGTTGCCGCTGCTGGAACAGGGTGCTTGTTCGCGGATTGTTGCCAGTCGCCTCGCCAATCGTCGCGGTGAACGTTGCGCCTGCGCCTATGTCAGCGCTGATCGCCGGAGCAGAGTAGCCTTGCCCACCGTTCACCACAACCACAGCCACGATAACTCCGCCCTCAACCACAGGGTAGCCGATGAAACCCGAAGCGCCACCCTCAGTCACCGTCAGTGCGCTTGCATTCGTGTAGCCCGCGCCGCCAGCCGTCACATCGATATGCTCAATTTTTCCATCCGCGAACGGATTATTAGCCTGCGGCGGCCCAGTTGTGAAGTCAGGGATTATGTTGTTATCGGTGAACACAGGGCCATAGGATCGGCCAAGAAAACCAAGCTGCGCCGCCCGAGTCATCTTCGACCCGTCTGTGTAGATAATCGAGCGATAGATATTGTAATGACTGGTGCCCGCGACCTTATTCCAAGTCAGCGTAATGCTTCCGGCCGTCGTGGAGTAGTTGACGATGCTCGTGCAGAACTCGTAATCGGAAAGGAGGCTTTCCAGCCCGTCGAGGTTAACCGCAGTCACTGCGAAGATAACCCCGGCACTACCAGCCGCACTCGCGGAGAATGCCAGTCCGCTTGGCCTCGTCACCGGGTTACTCAAATCAAGATCGGTAAGTGTCCAGTTCGTATCGGAGATGCGCCGTAAGTTTTTCGTCACATAATTGTTACTCGTGATCCGTAGCACGTCTCTAATTTGATCAGCCTTAATCGTGCTGAAATCATCTGAGTTATATGGTGACGCAATCGAATACGAACTCTGAATTTGTCCGCCCCCACCATAAGCTGGCATTGTAGTTGTGTCCACAGTGCCAGTTATATCATCATCCAAAGTGAATGTGTCGGCAGTTGGGGTGCTCCGCACAGAAAAAGTTCGATTATTGAGTAGCGGCATCGACGTGAAACCTGTCAGCTTCACATACTCGTCCACAAACATTCCATGGGCAACTGCAGTGAACACGCCCGGCAACGCATTCGTAACGGCTGTTACAGCTACTGCCGGGCGCAGTATATACGATCCATCCTGCAAGAAGAAAATGCGCGTCGAGCCTACCATAATCAGATAGGTGTTCGCCACGGAGAAATTGAACTGGAACGGGAACATAAGTGAGCCGCCAAAAGCATCGACCGGCTCCAAATGCTGGAGACCAAATCGCGACACGAGAGGGCCTTTGTGGCTCACAAAGAAGTTGCGCCCCAGTGCCACACCCATGTCGAATTTTTCGAGATCAACTCGACCATGAAATTGGGGGCTGAGTTCGCCAGCGGCGAATGCGAATTTGATGAGCTGACTAGACATCTGCCGTCGCCAACAGGGGGCCGTAGGTGTAGATGTACCTTGATGGGGCGGCCGGCAACGATAGGCCTCGAGCCGTCAACCAAGACGGCAGCGTTTCGTGCTGCATCTCGTTCGCATTGGCGTTTTGCGCCCGCGCAGTCAGTATCGCGTTGTTTGCCTTTTCCAGCGCCTCTTTCGCCCGCGATTGCTTTCCGTGCAGCTGCATCGCCATAGAAGCGGCAAGCCCGCTGATAACTGCTGTGTAGAGGTCGGAGTCCCACAGATTGATCGGAGGGTTCTTTGCCGTGTAGATCAAAATGGCCTGCTCCGTGCCGGAGAGGATCGCGTTGTCCGCGCCATAACGGCTCAGTTCAAAGCGCTCGAATGTGTGGATATAACGAGGAAAAAGCATATCCGCTGGAGCACCGTAGGCGAAGCGCCAACCGGGGCCTGGGTCGGTTGGCGCCCACTGCAGTGAGAAATCGCGTTCCTTCACCACAGCAAGTCTCGCATACGCTTTCGCAACTCCCCAATGTGCGGCACGCAGCACTACGTCCCGCACGATTTCGTAATGGAGATTGCAAACCTCAACCTCGCGGCTTTGTTCCGTAAGGCTATTGACGGATGAGCGAGTGCCGATGGCACTCAGTGCCAGATTGTAAATCTGTAACTGTGTATATGCCATCGGCTTCCCTTACATCATGTTCCGAGCGGTTTGCCGGGCGCTTTCTTGCCGAGTTGACTGAGGGCAATAGCTTCGTCGCCCTCCTTCTTCGGATCGATTACGATTTTCTCCGACAGTTCTTTGGCGTCCGATGGCAAATCCTTCTTGGTAATGCCTTCGACCTCCGTTCCTTCCGGGCTGCGCTCGTAGAGCTTGCCGTTCCAGAAGAAGTTTCTCTTGAGAAGGACCAACATCTCAGTTCACCGCGTCAGGATACAGCTTGCGCTTCGCAACATCGCGGACGATGTTAGCATTGATTTTGCCAGCTGTAAATGCCGCAGCGCCCGTCACCTGTTGGATGCCGAGATACCGTTCGTAGAGGTTGCCCTCAATCGGGAGGGCAACCGCCCAAATCATCGCACCTGCGGTAAGTGCCGCAAGAGCAAAGGTTGGCGAGGTTGCCAAGACGACAGGCGATCCAAGTGCTGGATCGGTGTCGGTCAGCAGGTTGAGTGCCAACGTCGCGGCACCGCCGCTCGTCGCCGTCGTGTCAACGGTCACGATAAGCCAAAGAGGCTCACCCATGCCGATGTCACGCACGTTTGTTAGGTCGATTACATCGCCCAACAGAAAGCTTCCGGGGGCGCCAAGGTTGAGGGCCGTGGCATCCAGAAACTCAGTTCTTTCATCAAGGATCATCTCATTCTCCTTCAGGGTTATGCCACGAGGGCTTCATCAGCAGCCAGTGCATCAACACGACGAACTGAAATGCCGTCAAAGGCCACAACACGGCGACCCGCAACAGTTTCCATAGTGATTGTCGCGTTGATAGTTCTGTTGGCAATCTGCCGCCGGAGGAAGCTGCGGATCGTCCGCGAGCAGTAGAACACAGGACGACCCATGTTCATGTTCGGAATCAGCTCAATCGCCTGGACCATCAAATCAATGAGGTCAGCGCCGGCTGAGGCATCCTTTGTGAGGGCAGATTTGTCGATGTTGCAGATGCGGACCACATACCGCCAATCGCGTAGGCACAGGCCTGAGTCGAGGCGATAGTGAGTCCGATAGGCTTCCATCCGGCCGCCAGCACCATCCACGTTTTCGATGGTGACCTGACCTTTGTCGTTGACCTGCATCCCGGCAATCGAGCCCTTCGGGATGATGCCGTGGACAGTGTTTGGGCTCCAACACACCAGCCAAATCGATGTGTTGTCAGCACCTGCGCCACCACCGACGATGATGTTCTCCCCATTCACAGCCGAAAGCAGGTTGTAACGAGGAGCAAAGCCGGTGATACGTTCGGGGTTGAGCGCTTCACTCTCGTAGAAGAGTGCCGTCGCCAGTTGCTGGCCCATGCCCTCGATGTGGGCTCGATCCTCCAGCAAGCGGAACGCGGCAGCATTGCCATTGAGATCGGCAAGAGCCTTGTCCACTTCAGCGTATGCCTCAAGCATACCGCAAGCATCTTGGATTTGCGCCGTTGTGCCTTTAGTGGGCTGAACGCCACCATAGAGTTTGCGCCACGTTGCGGCTGGAATACCCGTTCGAATTGTCGAGCGGTGGCCGGTCGTCAAGTTGCCCTCGATGTAAGTGATGTCATCGAGGATTTCATTGTTCTGATTGAGGATTTCAATCACGGCGGCGATTTTGCCATCAGGATCGCTCGCCTTCGCGAGATCAATCAGGGTAGGATTAACTGCGGATAGAGTTGCCATTCCTTTACCTCATTTAGTTTTGTCGTAGATAAGCTCTGCCGCGCTCTTCTGAACCCCGCCCGCCGGGCTACCCGGAACGAAACCTGGCTCATTAAGCACCGCAGAAACCTTGTTCAAAAACCTCACCATGTGGACGTTGTTTCCAACTCCTGTGAGGTCCATCATCTGCCGAAGCTCCGCGCTTCCATATTTGTCAACAACCTTGGAGATGCCGCCAAGCACGCCCTCAAGTTTGTCGCCGCCCACGTCTTTGTCAGCACGAACCTCGTTTTGCCATTCAGTTTGCAATTGTTCGTAGACCTCAACGCTCTTTGCTTGCTGAAGCTGAGCCGCTTTGGTTTGCAAACCAACAAGTTTGTTCGCCAGCTCCTTCGGAGCCAGCTTGCGATCATTGACGACCGCCAAAAATTCATCGCGGAGACCTGCATCAATCGAGGTCTCAGGGGCGAAAGTCAAATCCTCCGCCGTCAACGCGGCAATCGTATCCGCCGCTCCAGCTGCAGGGGCTGTGTCCTGCCCGTTGCCAGCTGCAACGGTGTCTTGCGCCCCACTAGCTGAGGTCGTCGCCGCCCCGATCAGACTCGGCGTCTCTGTCGTCTCCGTTGTCGTCGTCTGTGCTGCTGCTTCTGGCATTCTGCTTCTCCTTGAGCATCATCATATATCCATCAGGACTCGCTTCAATAATCAAGTCCTGCAACTTCAGTCCGACGTTGAGTTCGCCGCACGCGAAACTA